TGCTGCTCGTGGTCGAGATATTTGTAACGGATCATCAGCAACATATCTAGACTACACTGAGGTTCACACGTTTCGTGCTAAAGAATTGCCTACGCTAATTAAGCGCCTCGAGAATGAGGCGCGAAGGGATCATCCTCGATGTGGTCGACAGAAATTGTGGCGCGTTGAGGTTAATGTCTGCTAATTCTTGGTGCTTTACTTTTGCGATTGTTGGTAGTATAATTGTTATTGTCCGTTGTTAATTCTATTGAGGTAATTTGTTATGAAGAAAATTGAAGTTCTGTTTACTCTTATGCAGGATGGCAAGCCTGTTCCCGTTGAGAAGTTGATGAAGACTCTCAATGTGCAGCAAGGTTCCATTATGTGTCTCATCTCTGCTCTCCGAAACGATTTCGGTGGCGAGGTTGTGACTGAGCGCGATGGTCGCAAGGTGCTCTCGTACCAGTTGACCAACGCCGATAAGGTCAAGATTCCGACGAAGGTTGCCAAGGTTGCGAAGCCGAAGGCAGCGAAGGTCTCGGTCGTGAAGACCAAGACCGTTGTGAATCGCAAGCAGAAGGCTGTTGTCACTGACGACGCAATCCCGACCCTTGAGGTTGAGGAAGTCAGCGATGCTGACCTTGAGTCTCTCAAGGCGGAACTCGGTCTGTCTGGGTCTTACTCGGAGTAAGATTCAGTTCGGTGAGAGGGGAGGTAACACTCCCCTCTTTTTACTTTTATGTTGCCATATTTGTCTCCGTTGTGAGACGCCAAGTGCAACGAGGAGAAACTGATGAAAGTTGTATACACGCAGAAAACTGCACACGAAATTATCCAGTTGGTTCTGACTGGTAAACTGAATCCTGATCCGATTGGTCAGCGTCCGCCGACATCGCAGGGTTATTCAAAATCTCAAGAAATTGTTGCATCGATGCTGAGTGGTGTCGGAATTGGCATGATCACTCTACGCGACATCTCACAAGATGAAGAGATGCAGAAAGTTTATCCTGGCGTACACTATCTCGTGATCGATGGTGGGCACCGTGTCCGTGCTCTTGTTAAATTCTACACGAACAAGTTTGCTGTTAATAAAAAGAAGTTCAAGGATCTTGGCATAGATCTAAATGATTATCAGATTGCGTTAGATGTTACAACTTGTACTTCTCAGGAAGCAGTTGAAAAATTCCGCAATCTGAATCAAACGACTCCTGTAAATTTCATGGAGATGTTGATGTGTGACGATCAATCTGAGATCTGTCGTCATGTGCGTTCGTTCACGCGTGCTTATTCGGAGTACGATAACGAACCCCACACTTTGTTTGAAACTGTGTTTGATAAAAACGGAACAGAAAAAGCAAAGTGGTTTGACATGGCACCGAATCATCGCCGTAAATGGGACGAATATGCATTCATTGCTATTCTGAAAGCCATCAGTGGTGGTAATGCTGCTGCTGGTCAGGCTCAGGTTGAAGAACTCGTCAACCAAGAATATGAAGGTAACAACACAGTATCTAAAAAAGTGCTGACTGTTGTTGACCGTTTCTTCACCGATGTATATAATGTTCAGTCATTGCGATACAAGAAACTGAATACCGATATCTTTGCTGCGCTTCAGTTGACATGGTTCGAACTGTATCATCTGAACCGCGAGTTTAAGATTGACGACTATGATGATTTCCACGAAAGTTTTATGGCTGCGTATTCTCTCTTGACGGGAACTGCCGATACATCGTATAACACCGAAACAATCAGTTACGGTGGCGAGACGCATTTCTTGAAAGAGTTTATGCGAAAAAATATTACTAACTTCGCGAACTCTGATGTTCAGAAGACCTGCGCGAAGAGAATTCTGGAAGAGATGGGTAAGCCAGAAGATTATGGAGTCATCTTTAGAGACGCGAAGCGTAGTTTGACAACTGCTGAGCGTGAACAGAAACTTGCGATTCAGGGATATAAGTGTGCTATCGACGGCGAGAAACTTGCTCTCGAAGATTCTGTTTGGGGTCACGACACTGCTTGGGCGCAGGGTGGACAACTTGAAGATGGTGCTGTGATTCGTAAGTCTCACAACCGCGACATGGGCACAACTACTCTTGATGAGTACCGTTCGATTTTAGAAATGCGAAAGAGTAAAACATGAGATCACTCGTCATGAATAAACGAACAAACCATATCTCTAGAGTGCACAGAAAAGTCTCTACGAACCCAATGCCTCTCATCAATACTATTGATGGACCTGCGCATATTATGATTTTAAAACATTGCCAATCATGTACAATGCAACCATTAGATAATTTCTATTTCATAAGCAAGAGCAAAATGAAGAAGTATGGGTATCACGAGAATGATGTGAGGAGCCGCGAAAATATTTGCATTACTTGCTGGGACAAAAAATAATGAGAGGAAATAAAAATTAACATCTTCTATCTACACACCGACCCGCGCATTGCCGCAGAGTATCATCTGGACAAGCATGTCGTGAAGATGATACTTGAGTCAGCACAGTTGCTGTGTACTGCCCATCGATTACTAGATGGCACTCAGTACATTGAGCAAAAGTATGTACAAGGCTCATTACCTGCGCGCTGGCGTAAGATGAAGCGTTGGAGGCTTGACGACCACCGCGAGTCAATGCTGTATCTTGCTGGGCATATCAATCACCCGTCAGCCGTTTGGGTTCGCGCTAACATAGACCACTACCGCTGGCTGTACGACCTGATGTACCACCTGATTGGTGAGTACAAGTATCGCTATGAAGGCAAGTATCACAAGTGTGAAAAACTCCTTATGCCGCTCCTGGACGCGCCCCATAACATACCCATAGTTGACTGGCAGGACCCCCCACAGGCGATGCCAGACGATGTGAAGGTATTCGGTAACGCTGTCCAAGCGTATCGCAATTACTACTCTGTGCATAAGCGAAGGTTTGCTACATGGAAGGTTCGTGGAGAGCCAGAGTGGTGGACAACTAAATAACTGAATGCAAAAGTTTTCAGCATTCAAATCAGAAAATCTTGGCAATTTGTCAGTCTGGGACATTGATGAAACTCTGTTCCAGACCAAGGCGCAAGTGCATGTCATGAAAGATGGCAAGCGTGTTAGGTCTCTGTCCAACAAAGAGTACAATACATACAAACTCAAAACGGGCGAGTCTTATGACTTCTCTGAGTTTAGAGATGCTAAACTGTTCAGCCGTACTTCGGTTCCTATTCAAAGAGCAATAGACAAAGCAGCCAAGACGCTCAAGGCATATGCTAATCTGCCCAACAGTAAAGTCATTGTTCTAACAGCGCGATCTGACTTCGACGATCCGCAGACTTTCCTAAATACATTCGAGAAGTATGGATTGAATATGAGAAATATTCATGTCCATAGAGCAGGTAACTTGGCATTACCTGCTGCTGAAGCCAAGAAGATATACATCAAACAGTATCTGGAAACTGGTCAATTTAAATCAGTATCTCTGTTTGACGATGACGCAAGAAATCTGCAGGTATTCTTGACACTGAAAAAGGAATATCCTGGAGTGAAGTTTGTTGCCTACATGGCGAACCATGGTTATTTTAGGAAGTATTAATTATGCCCACATACGAATTCTTAAATAAGAAAACAAAAAAAGTTGAAGAGTATACAATGTCGATTAGTGCGTTCGAGGGATTCGTGATGAACAATCCTCATCTTGAGCGATACTATAGCACCGCACCAATGTTCTCATACAGTGGAACAGGTGACTTTGCTGGAAAGAAAACTGACAACACCTGGAAAGAAGTGATGCATAAAATTGCAGAACAGAATCCAAGAAGCCAACTGGCTGAGAAGGTATTGAAAAAGAATATTAAACGAGTTAAGACTGACGGTGTATTGAAGAAGCATAAAGTATTTCAACAATAAGGAGTGCTGTGTGTCTAAGAAAAAGAATGGCAACACTGAAATCTTATTCAGTGAACAACTAGATAAAAAGCCTCAGCGCATCAAAGCGACTGAGTTAAACAAATTTGAACCACTGACTGAGAACCAATCAAAGTTCTTTGAAGCATATAAGCGTGGTGATTATTTCACGATGCTTTGCGGTTCTGCTGGAACTGGCAAAACCTTTATTGCATTATACAAAGCAATCGAAGAAGTGTTAGATAGATCCTCATCTTTCCATCGTGTAGTCATTGTTCGCTCGGCTGTACAGGCAAGAGATCTTGGGTTCACACCTGGATCTGTTGAAGAGAAGATGAGCCTCTATGAACAGCCCTACATGCAAATTTGCCACACGCTATTCGGTCGCCGCGATGCCTATGATGCATTGAAGGAAGGCAATCGCATTGAGTTTATCTCAACAAGTTTCATTCGCGGTATGTCCTTTGACGATGCCATTATTCTTGTAGATGAATGTCAGAACTTGACTTGGGAAGAGTTATCAACTATAATGACTCGAGTAGGGTATCGTTCTAAGATTATTTTCTGTGGTGACTACAAACAAACAGACTTGTATCGCAATAACAAGGACAAGTCTGGCATGAAGAAGTTCCACGAAATCGCAAAGATGATGCAATCGTTTACTAATATTGAGTTTACAACAGAGGATATCGTTCGCTCAAGTTTGGTCAAGGACTTCTTGATCGCTGTTGAGAAATACGAAAACACAAGTGTTTAATCATATTCGTCATGAGTTTCCGCAACTCTTGCAAGAAAACGCGGATGGTAAGCGACTCTATGTTGCCCCCAATGGTGAGCGATATCCGTCAGTCACTACGGTGATTGCTGACCACGGCAAGGAAGCAATTCTTGAGTGGCGCAAGCGAGTCGGTGACGAGAAGGCTAACGAGATCTCCCGTAAGGCTACGACTCGCGGCACAAGCGTCCATAAGGTCCTGGAGGCTTATCTAAACAACGAGGATACCTCTGGCTTCGACATGATGCCGAATGTCAAGTCGCTCTTTGTGCGCATGAAGCAAGAGTTGGAGAGCAAGGTCAACAATATCCATTGCCTTGAGAGTCGCCTATTCTCGCATGAACTTAAACTTGCTGGAACGGTAGACTGTATTGCTGAGTACAAGGGTGTCCTGTCAGTAATCGACTTCAAGACTTCTATTCGGCTCAAGAAGAAAGAGAACATCGGCGGATACTTTATGCAGGGTGCCGCCTATGCTACGATGTTTAATGAGATGACTAATCTCAACATTGAGCAGATTGTTATTCTGATTGGCGTTGATACTGCTAACTTTTGCCAGACTCTAACCATCAAAGGCGATGAGATCCATCACTATCGCCAAGAGTTGCAAAAGTATATCGACGGTTACTGGGCAAAGAATGCTTGACATTTGCATTGGACTATAGTATAATAGACTATGTCGAGTATGAATAAGCCACCATTCAAAGAAATTCTCTGGCACTTTGTGTGCTCCAAGTGTTCCCTCTGGTGGAGTTTTGGAACTACAGATGAATGGAAGCCGAAAGGTTGGTACTGCCCTCATTGTGGACATAGGAATGAAGAATGATTGAGTGTCTAATCCTTGGTGATAGTATTGCTGTTGGCACTGCTCAGGCTCGCCCCGAGTGTGTTGCTTATGCAAAAACCAGTCTCAATTCTTCTCAGTTCAACAAGAAGTACCCACAAACCTTTAATGGTAAGGTTGTTGTAATCAGTCTTGGTAGTAATGACCATAAGTACATTAAGACTGAGAAGGAACTGTTTAAACTGCGTGAAAGAGTACAGGCAGAAACGGTATACTGGATTCTTCCCGCTGGTAATTCAAAGACTAGCGAAATCCCTGTTGTAAGAATCCAGGAACATGTAGAGAGTATTGCAGAGATGTATGGTGATTGGATTATTCGAATCCCATCCCTATCCAAAGATGGCATACATCCAACTGCAAAGGGATATAAAAGGATTGGCGAGATCGTTGAATAATCAAAAAACGCTAAATACCACTATGACAGAAGTAACAGAAACTAAGAAATATGGGTGTGGATGCGGTCGTAGCCCGACTGGCGTCTGTACGGGATTGCACAAATTGACCAATGAGCAATTCAAGGTCTATCTTGAGCAACAGCAGAAGTCTTTGAATGAGCAAACAAAGCCACAATTTCTAGTTGATTAATGGTAGTAAACTGACGACTAAAGGTGTTCTGGACTCGGGTTCGAACCCCGACATCTCCACCACTATGGGGATGAATTTGGCTTCGACAGGGCAAGTAATAAACCGACGGCTACCAGTGAGGCGACTGACTTAATCAGCGCAAAAATGTAAATGCAAATGACGCATCTTACGAAATGGCTCTCGCTGCTTAATTGTAGCATGAGATTACCAGAGTTGACCACTTGTTAACAGAACGGTCAGGGGTGGTGGTGCGAACCACCACCCTTTTCTTTCCACTGCAATAATGGAGACCTAGACATGAATGCAGTAACTATACTTCGTAATGTGGAAAATTATTTTGATCGCAACCACAATTTCTTTATGCTCTGGGGTGGCTTGTTTGCTACCGTGTTCTTTGGACTCTTTGTTCCATTTGACTTGTACAATAGAGCAGTGGTAAAACTTGAACATCAACAGCAATTAAATGATGCGTTGGTGTATCGAATTCAAGACATGAATACTCGCATGGAGTTTCTTGAATTATCATACGAAAACAAACAGAAGGTCATGCGTGAGGTTGAGTGCCTCGCTCGTAATATCTACTTCGAAGCAGGTGGTGAGCCTCGTGCTGGCAAGATTGCTGTTGCCGAAGTCACCATGAATCGAGTCAAGAGTCGCCAGTTCCCACGGACAGTCTGTGGTGTTGTTCACCAAAGGAACAGACACACCTGCCAATTCTCTTGGGTGTGTGAAGGCAAGAAGTCTATTCGGCATCAAGGCGCATGGCGCGAGTCCGTCAAGATTGCTGAAAATATATTGATTTCTAAACGGAAGTACGGTATAATTGGTAATGCGATGTACTTCCATGCAGACTATGTTGACCCAGCGTGGTCTGCTGAAAAGAAGTTGATTGCTCAGATTGGAAACCATATTTTTTATCGTTGAGGCATTATGAGAATTATTGAAGATGTGAAGTTAGACTTTAAGGATGTTTTGATTACGCCCAAACGATCTGCTCTGGCTTCAAGAAGCCAAGTAAATCTTGAGAGAACTTTCACTTTCCGTAGTGGAAATTCTTGGAAGGGTGTTCCAATTATTGCTGCCAACATGGATGGTGTTGGTACCATTGAGATGGATGAGGAATTGAACAAGCACAAGATGATGGTTGCCCTCACCAAACATTATTCTCAAGATGAACTCATAGATCATTTCATACAAAAGCACTTTAGCAGTGTTTACTCTATGGGCATCTCAGATGCAGACTTGTATAAGTTTAATAAAGTTGTTGATTCGAATATTGTAAAGAACTGGAATATCAAAGTTTGTATTGATGTTGCAAACGGATACACGCAAAGTTTTGTGGACTTTATCAAAAAGTTCCGCGATGATCATCCAAATGTTTTATTGATGGCAGGTAATGTGGTCACACCAGAGATGACTGAGGAACTAATCCTTGCTGGTGTTGATGTGGTGAAAGTTGGCATTGGTCCTGGATCTGTGTGCACAACGCGCAAGATGACGGGCATCGGCTACCCGCAGTTGAGTGCAATTATTGAATGCGCTGACGCTGCTCATGGTCTCAAGGGTCATATCATAGCGGATGGGGGGTGTTCCGTTCCTGGAGACATTGTGAAAGCATTTGCTGCGGGTGCCGATTTTGTGATGCTTGGGTCAATGCTGGCTGGTCACAAGGAAGGTGGTGCAACAGCCTTTGGTGATAATAAGTTCTATGGGATGAGTAGTGATACAGCCATGGATTTACATAATGGTGGTGTGGCTAACTATCGCGCCAGTGAAGGCAAGACAGTACAGATTCCATATCGTGGTGATGTTGCTAGAACACTTCAGGATATCCTTGGTGGTCTGCGTTCAGCCTGTACTTATGTTGGAGCAAGTGAATTGAAAGAGTTGAGCAAGCGAGCGACCTTTGTTCGTGTCACTCAGCAGTTGAACAATTCCTTGAATGCTTATGAGATCTAATATGGCAAATCGCGAAGAAAAGAACCAGTTCTCCATGACGATTATGGAGATGGCGATTAACGAAAAGATTGATCACATGGATGCAATCACAACTTATTGTGAAAGAAATAATCTAGAGATTGAAATGGCGGCGAGCCTTATTAATGATTCGCTCAAGAGTATCATTGAAGGCGAGGCAATGGAGTTAAGATTTATCCCGAGATCTGGGAGGCTGCCGATATGACCTGGCAGATTCTAATCTGGAATGTGTTTGTGTGGACATTCACTGGCATCATGGTTTATCTCACGGGTTCATCGCTCTGGTGGCTACTGTTTCCTGCATTCTTCACAGGAACGCAAAGTGCAAATGACTTGTTGAAGGCAGTCAACGAAGCCGAAAAGAACAACGAAGAAGATGCGACCGAGATTGATGAAGAGACGCAAGCAAAGATGCGCGCTCTACTAGAACAGTTTAAGCGGGGAAAGATTTGAACGGATACGATCTATACTGCACCTATCAAGCCATCAAGTTGCACTTTAGTTCCGAGAGTTATAATTTTTTCCAATACGATGGCAAGACTAGAGTATCAATAGATGCATTTCAAAAGCGTCGTGACAAATTTCTATTCCATCGTCTTGCGCGCAAGTATCGCGACGATGAGATGGTTCCATTTTTGGTTGCTAATTTTGTACACAGTGACGATAATTGGACCAAGTCATTGCTTGAAGACGAGGCTGAAGAAACTTATCGGGATTGGAAACGAACCACGGATTCGATGAGTAAAGTCTATACTGAAGATTTACAAAAGATTGCTACGAAAGATAATTTCAATGACCTGTTTAAAGTTGAAGATGGTCAGCATCCAAAGTTGTTAGTTTTGTTTATGCAAAAAGAAGTGACAATGGAAACAATGGTGATACTGAATAACATCTTCAACTTTGTTAAGATCTGGGACAAGAAGATTACTGACGACATCATCTATCCCAAGATCTCAAGAAAGATTCGCAAGTATGGTGCGTTTCTTTCTGTGAATGTCGACAAGTATAAACTCTTGACAAAAGAAACTTTACTTGCTGGCTGATTTAATATATAATGATATAGTGATGAAGAAAGTGGATAAGCAAATACATTTATACAACGCAATATGGAGTAATACAAATGACACTATCAAATCTTAAGAAGGGTTCATCCCTTGATAAATTGAAGAAGGCAGTTGAAGCCTCTTCAGCGGGTGGCGCAAAGTCAAATGTTGATGAGCGACTTTGGCAACCTGAAGTTGATGCTGCTGGCAACGGATACGCTGTTATCCGATTCCTAGACACCCCAGCAGTTGACGGCGAAGATGGTTTGCCGTGGGTCCAGATCTGGAATCATGGCTTTCAGGGTCCAGGTGGCTGGTACATTGAGAACTCTCTCACAACTCTCGGTAAGGCTGACCCTGTTTCTGAACATAACACTGTTCTTTGGAACAGCGGCATTGAAGCCAACAAGGAAATTGCTCGCAAGCAGAAGCGTCGTCTGACCTACATTGCCAATATTCTTGTTCTTTCTGACCCGAAGCGTCCGCAGAATGAAGGCAAGGTTTTCCTTTACAAGTTCGGAAAGAAGATTTTCGACAAGATCAAGGAAAAGTTGGAGCCGCAGTTTGCTGATGAGACTCCGCTGAATCCGTTTGACTTCTGGAAGGGTGCTAACTTCAAAGTCAAGATTCGCAATGTCGAAGGCTATCGTAACTATGACAAGTCGGAGTTTGATGCGGCTGCTCCTCTGTTCGCTGGTGATGATGCGAAGATTGAGCAGGTCTGGAAGTCTGCCCATTCGCTCAAGGATTTCTTGAAGCCAGAAAACTTCAAGTCCTATGACGAACTGAAGGCAAAGTTGAACAAGGTTCTTGGTGCTGGTGGCGCTGCTGGTGCAACTGCTAAGAGAATCGATGACGAGCAGACTGATGCTCCTGTTGTTCGTTCAGCACCCGCTAAGAAAGTCACTGCTGAAGATGTCAGCGTCGATGATGACGATATGGCGTTCTTCGAGAAACTTGCTGCAGAATAAAACGACTGTCGTTTAGAGTTGTCGTTTTGGGGGGACTGTTTCCAGTCCCCCTTTTTTATGCGAAATTCATTCCATTATCAAATCTTCTACTAAACCCACTATCGACCTCTGGTTGAATCTTAGGTTTAGAAAGTTCTTCACGATTTAATCGATTATTAAAATTACTTGCTATCATTGTAACTTGTTCCTGAACTGCAGTCACACCAATTAATGCCGCTTGTGATTGGATTTGTGCCGCCATGTCTATTGGAGCAGTTTGATTCGGTTGAGTCGCAGCCACATATGTTGGGCTAAATGAATCAAATGGAATTACTGTCGTCGCTCTAGGAATAGTGGTGCTTGCAACTGGTTTATCTTTAACCCTTTGTTTTTCACCATATCTTCTTACTTGCACATCCCCATCGACTGGTATACTATATCGTGCAATCTTATCGTTAACATTACCTGCAACAATAATAACTCTACCATTTATTAATTCGCTTTGCGCAATACCAACATGCCCTCCAACTTGTCCTGGTGACTTATTATTTGTCTCAATTACAATATCACCTGGTTTCACCAGTAGAGGGTTAGTTATCTCTTCGCCATACTTTAAAAAATCTGTTGCAATTGCAGTTGGTTGTCCACTTGAATTTAATGCTGGAGTAAAACCTTTTTCTTGCAAAATTGTGTTAACATATTTTGCGCACCACGCCTCAACTTCAGTTCCATTAATACCTGCTTTCCAATTAAATCCACCATTTTCTATAAATTCTCTTATTAAAGGATCATTCTCATCCGTGCCAACCATTTGATCCGCCTTAGAAGCAACAAATAATCGGTCTGCTGTTTCTTCGCCATAAGACCTTTTAGCCCAATTTTTAAACTCTTCAGAAGAATACAGACTTTTAAACTGCGCAGTTGTATCCACCGCCCCCCCATAATTTCCAAACGCATATTTGTTGGGACCGATTTTTGTTACGAGAGGTGAGACGCCAAATATAGGGAAATTTGGTCTTAATTCTCCAGCTGCACTAACACCACCAGGTGGTGATTGAGGTACAGGATAATTCACCATCGGGATTTTTTGACCTGGAACATAATCTTTAGAATTTGGGTCGTCGGGGACTTCAAAGAATGTAGCATGAGTAGGTCCATGGCTCAGAAACGAAGCACCAAATTTGCGAACTAATTCCCGACTCTTGTCAATTGAAGTTACATCTTTATCATCATATACAACTTTGTATATCACACGATTAAATGTTGGGCTATATGGATTAAAGTCTTCTTGTAATATAACACCAGGAACCCCTGGTGCTTTATGACCATCTGTTAACACCAAACCATTTGGCAATTTGTCTCCTGGACGAAACCATTTACCACTAAATGGGTCTAATGCATATTTACCTTCAGGCATTTTTCCACCTTTCGCTATATCATAATTAGAATATACTCCAAATTCCTCACCACTTACAAGGTCATCGTTGCCACCGCGCCCACCGCCGCCACCGCGCCTGAAGGGAACGCCGCCCCCTCCACCACCGCCGCCACCGTCACCGCCACCACCGCCACCGCGACGAGGATCTCGTGCTGGATTTCTGTTTGATTTAGTTAATTGTACTGATT